ATGTTGTTGGCGAAGTTGTACATCTTTTCAATCAAAAGCAAAATAATGAAACTTTCCAAAATGCTATCAATGAAATGACAAAATCTACAATTTCCGCAGTTGAAAGTATAAAAGACACTACAACTCTTGCAGTTAATGCGTTATTGAATATGGATACATTAAGTGATGTTAATTCATTGGCACAAAAGAAAACACAATCTCAACAACAAACTAAATAATTTGATTTTTTAACATATAAGATAATACTTTTTTTATATCTCTTTTTGTTTTGGGAACTAATTGAATATTTATATCTGTATGTGACGGCATTTTCTCATGAACTTTAAAGTAATCCAATTTCTTATTTGTAAAGTATAAGATATGATAATGAAGGCCATGAGTCCTATTAGTATATTCTTTCACACTAAAAATATGTGAATTTCTATCATGACCATAAGCATAATTTTTAAATTTTTGAAAAATTGGAATTGTTGAATTGTAGCGATAATTTGTGGCAATAGTGATAAAATATGTATAAGTATAAAGAAAGTGATAAATGAAAACTTTTTGACAGTCCATGTCATCAATTAAAAACCTGACATTTAAATGTATGTGTCACGTTTATAAATTCGTCATGAGCATGAATAATAATGAAAGGGCAAAAAAACAAGTATATCGAATTAAGGATACCGTCAAAATACAAAAATCTTTTTTACCAAAAACGTGAATTAATAAAACAAGAGATTGATAAAATTCTAAATTCTCAAAGCCCATTTAGAGAAATAGAAAGTAGCGAAATTTATGACGAAAGGGTATTTTTCACAATTGATGAACTATATTATAAAAAGCTTGAAGAACTATCTAGAAAGTATAATATTAAAGTTGCGAAGATAATAAGATCTATATTCTTCCAACTAAGTTAAATGTTTTTTTATAACGCTTTTTTTGAAGTGAGGCAAATTTGGAGATTTTTGAATTCAGAATTAAAGTCGAACGAAGTGAGGCATGAAATGCCGAACGAAGTCATTGAGGCAAACTAGCAAGCTAACAAATATATAAATATGTCATATTACAAAGTTAAAACTAGTGAAGAAACATGCCAGGCCTTAAGGAAATATTAGACACGTTAGGAAAACAGGCAAAAGAAAGCAATAGAATAGCGTCACGAATTTTAAAAATTAAGGGAATAAAGCGAATTGTAGTACAGCTAAATGCAGTGCCAAATAATAATTCAGTAAGATATTCACTAACTATACACAGCCAAAATAATTTTAGAAAACAACTTGGAATAACTGCTAATGACGCTGAAGATTTAAGACTTATCTCAGAATTTCTAACAAAATATGCAGATTTACTTAATGAATATGTAAGATTCACAGGCAGAAATAATAATAGAGTTCAAGAAGAGGAATTAGAAATGGAAGAAAATGAAGAAAGTGAAAAAGAGGAAAGAAAAGAGAGAAAAAGAGAAAAGAAGAACGTAGACGAAGAGTTTTAAAACGTCATACCTCTTTTTTTTCTCTATGAGCAGTTCATCCTCACTTTTGGATAAAGTTAAATCTCACTCTTTTTTTTATAATCCTCGTGATAATGAACGTATTTTAAATATCATAATTGGAGAGAAACAAATTGAAGAGAAAAAGAAAATTGAGATTTTAAAAGCTTATAAGCGTGGAATTGATCAACAATATTTTAACGCCAATTTGCCGTTTTTCAATGAAATAAAATTTATCTCGAAAATCACCAACTTTAAAGTTAAAAATGATGAAATAGTAGCAAGATTTCAAAATGGATTTACGGCGTCTTTTGACCCTCATCAAATTGCGGATAATCCAGATGATTTCTATAATTTAATAAGTAGCTATATGTTCGTAAAAATTAAAAAAGGAACAGAAAATTGGTATATTAATGACATTTATTCTATTGAACCGCCAAATAATTATGAAATTGCAAAAGAATTACTCGAACTCGCAAATTCTGAAAAACAAACTTGTGATTTGCTATTACAAGCTTTTGGATATGATCCGCAAAAAATGGAAGCAAATGATATATTTCTAACTCTTCCTAGACTATTTCCACTTTTCAAATCCCCAATTACGAAACGTCAAATAAATTATATAGAAATTTCCAATAGAGGAACTGGGAAAACTACGACTTTTATGATTCTTCAGGAAGTATTTAATTTCAGATATTATACTGAATCTCCAACTTATGCAAATTTAGTTTATGATGCGAGAAATAATATGTATGGTGCAGTATTTCTCTCAAACGGCTTAATTTTTGATGAAATTCAAACTTGGAAAAACGGATTTTCTGCAAGAGAACTAAATACTATAAATTCAACTCTATCAACTGGAATTGAAAATTGTATTTGGACTAGAGGGGCGGGAACAGAATCCAAATCCGCAACTATCCAGAAATGTATTCCAATTGTTTACGCTGGAAATCCGCATAGTATGACAATTAATAAACTCAAAACTCCGGATATAGAAGATTATTTAGCAAATTATGAAATATTTACTCCGGCAATTTTAGATAGGATACATATTATCCAGTTAGCAATTAAGAAAACTTACGATAAAATTATAAATTCACGAGTCCTATATCCGTCAATTTTGCGGGCATTAGTAGAGTTAATACAACAGAAAATAAATAGCATTAATAATTATATAACTTGCAATAATTTAGAATCGAGAAGACAAGAACAATCAACCGATATCCAAATAATTCTTCAAGCATTAGATATAGATTTAAAAATTGGCGAAAAAAGTAACGAAGAAATATGCCAAAGGCTGATAGAATTAATGCGATTTTCTAACTTGGAGGCATGATAATTGTGAATTACGAAGAATTTGTAAAACAAAGCTTCAAAGTAAAATATACAGAAGATACAATATTTCCAAGCGAAATCGGAATTTGTTTTAGAAAAAGCTATTTTACCAGAAAATTCGAATTTGAAAAAGGAATTAATGAAATTAGCCTAGACCTTGGAGAACAACATCATAGACATATAGAAGAATATTTTACTGAAAAATTGAACTGTAAAAACGAAATTGAAGTTAAGGGAGAAATTGAAGGCATGAAAATTAGTGGCAGAATTGACTTAATTTGTGGAAATGACTTAATTGAATTAAAAACAATTTCAATCAACTATTTCCAGATAAAAGAATATCACCTCTATCAAATTGCTACATACTATTATTTATTACAACAACAGAATTCCAAAATTGATAATGTATATATTATATATTTGAACAGAACAAATAGGGAAGTTAAACAATTTCAAATTGGCCAAAAACTGATAGAAGAGTACGCAAAAAAAGCGATTGAGTGGATAAAGAAATATAAAGCATACTTGAACGAAAAAGATTATAAAAACGTGCCAGGAGTAAATAATTTCCTATGCAAAAATTGTGAATTTAAAGGAAAGTGCTATGGCTCTTTGTTTTAAAAAAATAAAAACTCTTTTATTTGTCATATGACATAATAGAACATGACAGAACATGTCCTCCACATACCATGAGAAAAAACAATTAATTAAAAACAGAATTTTGAGCATGTCAGAACAGGATATATTAGCGTTTTTAAATAAGGCCTTCGTTTTTAAGGAAAAAGTAAAACTAGTATTCTATACAAAAACAGAGAATGCAATTTCAGGCATGATAGAAATCGGTAAGAAAACCATAAAATTTGAAATCTGGTTCTCTGTTCCATATAATTCTGTAGCTATAACTGTCGCAAAAATCACTAAAGTTATTAAGGAGGAATAAAAAATGATGAACTATCAAAAATTAACAGTATACTTAAAAAATGCAATTAGAGAGTTAAGAAATGCTGAAGAGTTACTAGGAGAATTCTTAGAAAAGGTTAATGTTGAAAACGAATTTTATGACGAATATAATTTTGAAAGAGAAAAGATAAGAGAAATAGAGAAAGTGATAGATGAAATAGAAGATATAATATACGAACTAAAATGAGAAAGAGAAAAGTTAAAAAAATTATTTAACTAAGTAAACCTTCTTTTTTTGCCTTCCTGTGTCAGGGTTTATCTCTACCCTGATACTAATTAACCCTTTTTCTTGTAACCCATAAAGTCTTCCCAAAAAAATGCGTTGATATTTGCCCGCATAAACAAAGCGGGCAAGTAGATCCGATTCCCAGGCCTGTCCTCCATTTTCCTGGAGGTAGGTTAAGATTTCTACTTGTCTTGGCCCCAATCGGGTCTTATTTTTTTGCGTGCTCATACCATACACTATGTAAAAACTTATATTTAAACTTTTGTTTATACGTGACCGTGGCCTATCATGATTTTTTAGCATCATAACTCAAAATTTACATAATTGAAAGCAAGAAAAATATATGCACGTGTAATATTATCTCAATGTCGAGAAAAATTATAGAAAAAAATAAGAGATAAAGAATTAGGAATATAAAAATTAGAAAAACAAAAAAAATAACTTAATGGAAAGAGAATAAAATAAAAAAATAATTAAATTAATATAGGTCAATCGATTTCCAGCCATATGAATATGAAAAAATATATAATTTTGCATATTTCTGAAATTTGCCCTGATAGTCATCGCCACTTTCGTGTAGTATTACGACAGCTTTTGTTTTTGGAATAATTGCATATACAGTCTCATTCGTAGTCGGATACTCATATACACTATTAAGTTCAAATACTTCAACTTCACCATAAATTATTTGAAACCGTCCATAGTCGCTGAAACTTGGCCCTGGTCGATGCCACTTACTTAAAGTTAATATGAAAGATGCTTCAAAATCTCCTTTTTCTAATGTTTTTTTAATTAACTCCTTAAATTCTTCATGACTTAACTGCACTTGGCTTAATTGAATCACATCTTCACCCGACTTTATCTCTTCCTCACTCACTTCTCTCACCTCTACCATATCTATGCATCTCCTAACTTATAAACTTTTCTGCATCTTTGCATCTTTGCACTTTTATTTTTCCAACACTGTTATTTTCGCCTCCCCAACATTTTACCCTTCAACTTGCAAAAATATTTTAAATCATATCTCCTCTTTTTCTCTTTGCAACTAATGTTTCCGAATGAACATGCTGTATACAACACTGTATACTCCGGAGAAATATCTCTGACGGGTTTGCCGTGTAAATTATAACTACTAACTACTAACTAACTAGTTAGTGCAATATGCAATATAGCAATATAACAACTAACTAACTAGTAAGTTAATAGTTATATAATTGTGTAGTTGTATAGTTGTATAATATAAAATAATAAGAAGAAAGATAAAGTGGGCTACGGATATATGCTTTCTTCTGGTGGTATTTAAATCTTTCTTCATAACCTTCCAATTTTGCAAGACTGAAGCTGAAAAAATTGGATAAAAAATTCAAAGTTGCAAAGTTGGAAAGATGAAAGTATATAAATGTTTTGTTCTAAACTCCCAATTTCAGCATCGCCAACTGAAAAAAATCGGCGAGAATGAAAACGGAAAACAGAATAATGTAACTTATAATATGTTTAGTAACTAAAAGCTTACAATTAGGAGTGGACTTTTTTCTAATTAATAGTTATATAGTTCCCAATTAATATGTTCACAATATGTAGAATTAGTTGTAACTTACAAGTTTACAATAATATAACTTTATCTAGCAATATGACAGATTATTTGTAACTTACAATTTACCAACTTATTAGCTTTATTTAGTAAATTGCACGAAATGATAGATTATTTGTAAGTTAGGAATTTACAATTTATACTGTTTTTCAAGATAATAACGCAAAATGATAGAATATTTGGAAGTTACAATTTATCAACTTTATTGCGAAATTTACGCAAAATGACAGATTAATTGGAATTTCCAATTTCTCAATTTACCCGTGAAAAAAACTTAATTTACGAAAAAAACGCAAAATATTGGAATTTTCAATTTCTCAACTTTCTCGCGAAATTTTCCCAAAAAACGATAAAAACCGCAAGTCCTCAGCTAGGGCTCTGCAATTGCAAAATCCTGGCTAAGCAATTG